CAAAGAGTTAAATCTAAGGACTTAGAAGTAGAGCAACATGACATTGCTAAACTGCAAGCAGTTGCAGAAAGAAATAATGCTGTTGCTCCAAGTCTAAGTTCCCTCACTTTTGTGCTTGGTCGACCGAAGTGCATTCCAACAGAAAGGGATACTCCTTGTGGGGATTGTTGCGAAGATCTATAATACCATCTTCAACAAGAGAGACAACACTCCTTTCGATCAAATTCCAAATAGAGAATACTTAAAAGCAATTAAGTATCCTCAATTTAAGAAGAAGATCATGGAGTGCTCGATTGAAGAAGACGAAGAGAATTCCTACTACACAGGAATTCTTAATACCATTGCAGAGAACTGTGTTGGTAGCACCCCACTAGTCTTAGGTAAGCATCCTGAAGATGATGTGAACGATAGCATCGAAGATCGATGGCACGAATGGTGTGTCAACAACTCTATAGGTGCAGCTATCAGACAAATACGTCGAGGGGCAGCACGAACAGGGTTGGGAATCGGCATACCATACGCCCCCAGAAATAGTGCGGACCCAGTAGTTCTAGGAATTAAAACTCTTTGTGCTACTGATCTCAAACAGCCTTGGGGTGCTTCTATCAAAGATAGAATCATCGATGGTGTTGAGTACGATGAGAATTGGGACATAGCAAAGATCTACATTGATAACGGCACAATGGAACCAACACCATTTGACGTTAAAGATATTATTCTTTGGAGTAAGTTAGTCAAAGAAGGACTACGAACTTGGGCACCAGAATGTGGTGCTGCATTTACGTTGTTTCCTTCTGTCAAGAGATTCATGAAAGCTATTGTTCGTGGTGAGGAAATGAAATCCTCAATCCCAATGGCTATCAAGCTTGATCCAATGGTTTACAAACCATCTGCTGCTGACGGCATCCCAACAGGTCAATGGGAATACGAACCTGGAATGGTACCAACTCTTCCCCCAGGAACAGACCTGACGGGCTTACAGTTTGGTAGTCATGGTACAGAACGAAATCAGTTCATTCAATTAGTAATTGGTGCTGCTGCTCGTTGTGTCCAAATGCCAAAGAATATCGCACTTGGTGATAGTAGTGGACACAACATGGCTACTGCTGCTATTGACATTATTCCTTGGAAGAACAGAGTCAACATCGACCGTACAGACTTTGAACCAGTGACACGTAAGATCTTTAAGATGTGGTTACAACAAGCTGTTCGTGTTAGTGATTATCTAACACTTCAGGCACGGGCCGAATCATCTAAGTTCACATTTGATTTGAACTACGATCTACTGTTCCAACATCCAGATCCAATGAAGAATGCTAATAGTCGTGCCATAGATCTAATCTCTGGTAGTACGACTCTTAGTCGTGTCTACATGGATCAAGGACTTAACGGACGTAGAGAACTAGCTAGAGAAGCTAAACTTCGAGGAATAACCGTTGAAGAACTCCACGAGGTACTATTAGTTTCTCGATCTCCACAAGTATTATCTTTACTACAAGGACTACCAGATGAGGGTGAACAATGAAGCCCCAGTAAAAGCAGTTCACATTAAATGTGAAGCTAAAGCCACCCTCCCAGAAAAGGGGCCAGCAAGGGTTTCATTTGTTGGCTATTCTGGTGATGCAGTTGATCTTAGTGACTACGGTTTTGACAGTCCAGTAGTTTATAGAATTTCCGGTATTGCTAACAAGCAAAAGATTCCAATTCTATACAACCATCGTGAAGCTGTTGGGCACACAGTCAAAGTCAACAAGATCAATGGAGAAACTCAACTAACTGGTCGTGGTTATCTCTCTTTACCAGGAGAATCTACAACCAAGATTGAAGAGGGCCTGAAGAATGGTTTTCCATTCGAAGGAAGTATGGGTTTGAAGATTAACAATTGGAACAAGGATATTAGCTTTCATGCTAAAGACTCTGTGGTTGTTAATGGAAGAACCTTTCAAGCTCCAATCTACGTTGTAGAGAAGAGCACGATGGTAGAAATGACTGTCACTGAATTCGGTCGTGACGGAGAAACTAGTTTTGAATTATTAAATGAGGAAAGAAGAATGACCATTAAGAATGCGGCACCACCAGTTGACGACAAGACCAAAGATGATCTTGAACTCAAGAACAAGAAAGCTCAAGAAGAGCTAGAGCTTAAGAACAAGAAAGAGGCTGAAGAAAAAGCTGCTCTTGAACTTAAGAATAAAAAAGAACTTGAAGACAAGAAAGCTAAGGAAGAACTTCCTTCCGACGTTCTCAACTCTGCCAAGTCTTTGATCCGAGTTCAGAAGCTCCTCAACACTTACAAAGACTCAGCTGCTTTGGATCTTGTTGAGAAAGGTCTTGAGAACGGTTGGGACGATGAACGTATCAAGAACGAGATCGAACTCGTTACTCTACGTAACCAACTTCCTAAGATTCCTGCTGGTGGAAACAAGGACAATAAAGCCACATTCCACAACCACATGGCAGCACGTATGGCAATCTCGAATGGAATGTCCCCAGAGAATGCAGCCAAGAAGTGGGGTAAAGAAGTTACTGACAAGGCAGACTCTGAAGGACCAATGGGTCCACTTGAGTTGTGTGTCATGGTTGCCAATCACATGGGTGGTAACTACACTGGCTTCAGTGACCCAGACGTTGTCTGCAAGTTCATCAAGAACAGTGGCTTCTCTACTTTCTCAATGCCCAACTTGTTTGAGGACGTTGGAAAGGCTCAACTAGAAGAACGATGGACGTTGAATCCCCCATTTGCAGTTCAACACTTGAAAGAAGGCAGTAACCCTGACTTCCGAACCACATCCAAGATCCGACCAAGTGGTGGTGAGATGTGGGAAAGTTTGAATGCTGATGGTAAGCTTTCTCATACAGCTTTTGGTAAAGAGACTCGTTACACATCTACCTTGGATACCAAGGGGCAGATCGTTATTCTTGACCGTGAAACGATTGTCAATGATGACCGTGATGTATTGTCTTCTATGATGGATGCAATGCTTGAAGGTGCAATGATGGTGCCCGACTATAAGTTGGGTATGAAGATGTGTGCTCAAGCTTCTGCTGCTAACACTTTCTGGGTCAACAGCACCAACAGCTTTACAGGCACAGCACTCACCCGTGCTAACTTGTCCACTCGATACAACGACGTTCGTCAATACAACGAAACTCGTGGTCTTGTTTGGAACACCATCATCAATGGTCAATGGAAATTGATTATTGGTCCGAACACGGAAGAAACTGCTTGGGAAATCCTCAAGCAAGATTACATCGTCAACGACACTACAGCAAACACTAAAACTGGTAGCAAAAACTACTGGTTTAACAAGTTTGAAATGGCTGTCTTTGCTCAGATGGGCAACACTTCCGCTCTTGGTTCCTCGAACTTTGTTGATGCAACAACATGGGTCTTGTGGCCTAAGGAAACTCGATTCAGCCCATACGAAATCACTTACCTCCGTGGTAAGAAACGACCAACGATTGAAACCGTTGAACTTCCATCGGATATGCTCGGTTTCGGTACACGTGGGTACTGGGACGTTGAAGTTAACGAACGAGAGAACACCGCTGTCGTCCGTTGCAAAGCGTAATTGAATCAACACAATAGAAACGAGGAATAAACACAATGCCAGTATCGACCCCAAATTTGGTTGCTCAACCAGTACTGTTGGAAAATTATGGTCCAGCAGGTATTATTCGAAGTGATTCGAACATCATTCCCTACTACAACATCCTAACCACATCGATCCTCCCAGGAGAGCCGGTGCTGACTCAAGGACGTATCGGGATTAGCAAAAAGATCATTCTCCCTGGAACTATGGGTGAACTGATTTTTGATTGGGTTGCAGATTTTGTTCTCAATCCAGCACTTGGTGCAGTTATTCTTGCTGACGCTGTAGTGTATTGGAACTACGATCTCAACGGTGTATCTGGTGGCGTTACACTACCTGCCGGTGTAGGTTGCGTAGCTTCCTCCTCACCAACCAACGGATTTATCCTTGGTCGAGCTATCGTCAACAAGCTCAAAGCAGTATCTCTCAACGGTAGCAGCAAAGTAATTGCAGCCTCCCCAGGAGATGAACGCATTCGAGTTGCTGCTCAGACTTTGGCTGTATCTGCAATTGGTACTATCCCAACTTTCAACTAATTGTTTGGAGCCAGTATGTCAGATTTATTTCAAACAGGCGTACAGTGGCTCTCAGCAACACGTATCACTCATCTAACCCAGGACGTTGTTATTCGACGTCCTGGGACTACGGGTGTTACATTGAAAGCGACAGTACCAAGCTGTCAAGCAGACACAATTCAACAGGGAGTCAAGATACAAACACAGTATTTTGACTTCATGTTCTTGAGACAGGATTTACTTGATAACGATATTCCACTAGAACGTGGTATTGAGATTGTCTGGAATGATAAGATTTTTCAAATAGCTTTCGATAAAAGACTACTTTGGTACTACAATGATCCTTTTCATCTAGACATTGTTATTCAAACCACGTATCAAAAAGATGTACCAGACCCTCTCGAAAATATTACATTCGATTCGACTCTGGTTACTTTTGACAGCACAACTGCATTTACTATGGACCAATCATGACACTTGTAGAGCTAGCTGAAGATATAAGAGATTACATCAATACTCTTGTTCCAACACTTACATCTAGCTCTGATCTAGTTCAAGATAAGGTTTTCGAAGCCGAGTGTGCATTAGATCCATCTAAGGCTTTCGAGAACTTATCACATAGTTTGTATGTAGTTCCAGTAGTAGTTGAGTATAACAGAGAAGCAAGTGGATCTAGAGAGAGAATCAAGATGCTCTCTTCAAGTCCAGTTATCTCTGTTGTGCTTTCATTACCATTTCAATCTTTTGTTGCAGGTGATGTTGCCTCTTGGGAAGAAGTGAGTCAAGTACTCAACTTACGAGAGTTAATAGACAAGTCTATAGCAACACATGATTGGGGTATTCCAATTGACACTATTCGTGCTGAACCAGCACAAGAAGTTACATTGAATCAGAAGTGGTTTCTATCTATTACTGAGTTTGTTTTCAAAGGAGTTAGCTGTTGAAATACACTGGTAAGATACAGTTCTTCTTTCAGAAACTAGTGAGACGAGTCAAATACGCAGAGAGTAAAGCCCTCTACAGACTAGCAGGTTTGATACGTGTAACGGCCAAGAGAACTATGAGGAAGAGAGCGGGACCATCTAAAGCACCAAAGCCTCCACACGTACATACTGAAATGGGTCTTAGAGAAATTTACTTTAGTGTATTTGGCAACAGAGCAATTATCGGACCAGTCAAGTTTCCTGGATCGAATCAATACAACGAACCTGTACCACACGTACATGAATTTGGTGGGACTTATACAAGTAGGTTCTACTACAATCATTTTCCACAACGACCTTACATGTCTGTGGCCCTTAAAAAGCTACATGAAAAAGGTCTTATATCCCGTGAGTTTTCAGCCGTAATGGCAGAGGTGTTATGACATGGCACAAAGTGCAAATCTAACACAGTGTGACAAAAACGGTGCAGAGATGTCTCTGTACTTTTCGACTGGCACCTGTGGTACTCCTGTGTGGATTTTCCACAAAGGCATTATTGGTGATCTTCAGCTTGGTGAAACTGAAGACCAAAATGAGCTAACAACACGTGACACGGCTCAGATTGTGAAACAATACACCGAAGGCAAGATTGACATTGAAGTAAGTGGCGAACAAGTGGTCGACTCAGACTACGAAGGTTGCAACTTTATCAATGCCATGCGTGCCAAAGGAAGTCCTGGTGACATTTGTATCTTAACCGGATATATGTCAGAAGTAGGCTCCTTCGGATGGAGAGGTCACTTCCGCAACTTCGATCGTAGTATTTCCGGTCCAGAGAATGGTGCTGCCCGTCAAAGCTTTATGCT